TTGACGCTGGAAGAGCCGAACGGCCGGGAGCCGGTCATGCTGGCCATTGATGATGGCTATTTCCCAGACCCCAGGGCTACGCTCTTTGTGCAAATGAAGCCAGGTTATCTCTTGGTCTTTGATGAGTTGTATCAGCATAGAACGCTGGAAGAGCAGACGGTCAGAGACATCCAAGAAAAGCTCAATGAGCATAAGGTGCGCTTGGCAAAGCAAGCCGCTGTGAGCCACGAAGCGCCCCAGTTGCGCGCTAGGCTGACCAGCGTAGGCATAGCGGCGCATAGCTGGCTACAGAGTAGGGCCGGCAATGGTAGCACCCGCGTCGCTGCCATTAAGCTTCTGCGTTCGCTCATCTGTGACGCCAAGGGCCAGCGCATGATTATGATTCATCGACGCTGCAAGAATTTGATTTGGGAAATCACCGAAGGCTACAGGTATCCAGAGGGCAAGCATTCGCCCGATGATGAGCCGGAAGATGGCAATGATCACGCGTGCGAAGCCTTAGAAGGCTTGACCTGGATGTTATATGGTGGCAGCAAACCGCAAAAACCGAGGAGCAAAGCATATTGATCGACATTACACGCCTTAGCCCAGAGCAGTTAGACAGATTTATTCATATTCAATCCGTCATTGCGCGCCAACAAGCAGACGCCGACAAAGTGAAGGCGGCGCGCGACTACTACGCCGGCAATCATCCGGTCATGCTCACCCAACGCCAACAGGAGTTCCTTGGCAAAGAGTTGACCACTGGCGATTACGCTTTCAATCATAATCTGGTCAAAGTTGTGATTGACACCTTGCGCGAACGGCTCAACGTGACCGGCTTCACCGTCAACGGCGTAAGCGCTGAGAATGGCGACAACGCCGAGGGCAAGTTAGCGGGGCTACTGTGGCAATGGTGGAAGCATAGCAAGCTGCCAAGCCAACAAATCAGGCTGTACCGGCGCGCTTTGCGTGACGGCAAAGCCTACGTCATGGTAGACTATGACAACGACTATGCGCGACCGCGCCTGACCATGCACGAGGTTGACGATGGCAGCACCGGCATTGTGCTGCACCGGGATCCGAGTGACGAAAACCGCACGCTCTTTGCCTCTCGCTATTTCTTCACGTTCGACCCGTTGACCCCTGGCAAGACGGGCATAGAGCGCAAGACGGTCTATCTCCCTGGCGAGATTCGCAAGTATGAGCGCACCAGCCTGGCCGGTCTGCTAGGCAGTGAAACAACGTGGCGCGCCGTGATGGATGAGGGCGATTTAGCATGGCCTTTGCCCTGGCGTGATGTGCAAGGCATGCCGCTTGGCGTGGCGGTGACTGAGTTCCAAAACCCGGGCGGCAGCGAGATAGAAAGCATCGCAGGGCTACAGAATGGCCTTAATAAATCCTGGTTAGACTTGTTTGCCGCGGGCGATGCGTCAGGCTTTCCGATTCTCGCCGCCAACTATCGCGACCCGCAGCCGATGCCCAACATGGTCACAGACGATGATAACATCGCAGGCAGCGATGAATTTATCATTGCGCCTGGCCGCCTGCTTGAAATTTTTGGCGGCAACATCACGCGCATTGACGCCGCGAATTTAGAGCCAATGCTGAAGACAATTTGGGCTGTTGTAGACGCCATCTCTGGCCTAAGCCGCACCCCTCAGCAGTTCTTACGCCCCTTCCCCGGCATTGACGTGCCAAGCGGTGAAGCCTTGAAGCAACTGGAAAGCGGCTTGGTCAAGAAAGCGGAAGAGCGGCAATTGCTGTTTGGTGAAGCGTGGGCGGAAGTGATGACCCTGGCCTATCGCGTGGCGCGCACGTTTGGGCAAGGCATACCCGATGTCGGCAATGATCCCGTGATTGGCGTGCTATGGGCTGATGCGAATACACGCATGGAGAAGACGGAAGCCGACGTTGCGCAGATTTACAAAGCGCTCGGCGTGCCTGATGAGGCGGTGTGGGAGACAGCAGGCTTTAGCCCAGAGCGCATTGCTCAGTTTAAGGAGAACGCACGGTTGCAACGGGCGCAAGAGATCGCGACGATTGCGGCGGCGGCGCGCACGGTGCCGAGTAACACGCAGAATGGGCAACAACAGCAACCAGGGGCTACACAGTGAGCAATTACCGTGAGCTTGCTAAGCAACCTACCTGGGTGAGCGTTGATGGTATAGAGTTGTATGAACTCGCCCGTCAAGAGTACGGCAATAACAACTGCGTGTTTGCTGTAGGGCTTGCTGAAGGCTATCCGCCGGATACGCATTATCTGTGGATTGAGAAGGAAGATCAAAAGCCTGTGGTTTTGCTGTTGCGCCCCGATGAGTTGGCTTCGATTGCATGGCTTGCCAGTGGTGCTTTGTGGTCAAAATTGATAGGGGAAGTCAATGAATCCTGACGTTATCACAGCACTGCTGAATGCTGGGCTAATCGACACGGCGACCGCTGACATCATGCGCCGTCAGCAAGATGAAAACGCTGCACGAGCCTGGGCTGAGACGCTGGTCAACGAAGCAAGCCAAGCCGGGCTATCAGCGCAACAGCAGCGCTTGCTTGATTTGGTGTCAACGACCGAGGGCAGACCGACGGCGGCGCAACTGAATGCGTTTTGGGCTGGTGAGAATGGCCTATTGTGGCAAGCCTTAGAGGGAGCCATTACCCAAGTAGCAACCGAGCGAGCAGCGCTGGCGGCGGTCACAGCAGGCGGCGTTAACACATTCGCTTTGGTCAATCAACAGGTGATTCAGTGGGTAGAGAGTTACTATGTCAATGGATCCGATGTGGGGAGCGTGGGCAGTCTCAACGCAACATCGCGCCAACAGTTCGCTGAAGCCTTCGGCCGTTGGCAGCAAGGCGATGTGCCATTTAGCCAAACGGAAGGGCTAGATGGCTTGATTGAATTGCTTACGCCTATCTTTGGACCCAACAGGTCCGACATGATCGGTATCACAGAAACAACACGGGTTTTTGTCGAGGCGCAACGCTTGGCAGAAGCCAACAACCCGTACACCGTGGCTTTTCGTTGGCTAACTAGCGCCGATGAAGCCGTGTGCCCTATTTGTGGGCCTATGCATGGCCAGGTAAGGCGCAAGAATCAAGGCTATGCTGGCGGCGTGGATCTGCCAGCGCATGTGCGCTGCCGTTGTCATGAAGTGCCAGAGACAGAAGCGACACTACAGCAACCGTTGCCGCCTGAAGAAAGGTTTGTGTTTAATGGATGATTTTCGCAGTTATGTCATCATCATTGAGCGCATCAAGTTGCGTTGCTGGTTAGAGTCAATTCGCTTTCCTTCCACTGTCGCTTGTTGGATTGCAAGGCTTTGGCCAGCATGGGCCTTACCTTTAATGCTATACTCGTGGCTTAAAAAGAAAGAAGCCGACATTAGAGACTGGATAGACAGCAATGGCTAACGTTGCGCTTGAAATTGATGATAGCGATGTGCGGCGCATGTTGGCATCTTCACCGGCCAAGCTGGATAGAGCCATGCGTGGCGGCATGAACGATGCCACGGCGCTTTTGCTGCGCGACTTGCAAACGTATCCCCCACAGCGCACAGGTAGCAGCTACGTGCGCACAGGGACGCTGCGCCGTTCTTGGAGCCGAGACATTCAAGGCGATGGGCTGGCCATGCGGGGCATCGTGGGCAGCAATGAGAATATGGCTCCTTATAATCGCCTAGTGCAAGACAGTGAGCGCCAAGCGCCGATACACCGTGAGCTATGGACCAACACGGCGCAAAACGTATTGAGTCGCAATGAAACCGCAATTCAGGATATGTTTGAGGCTAGGTTTAGAGCGGAGTTTGGGGAATGAACAAAAACACCTTATTGAATCCTGAACAAAAGCATGATACAATTCTCATCAAGCGCTCAGACCTCGAAAACGAACACAGACAGCTATTGAGCCGGATACAATATCTAAGGCAGTTACTCGGCTATGCGCCTTTGCCTACCGGCAAACAGCAGCGCCTAGAGAACGCTAAAAAAACAGCCTAACGGTGCATCACCTGGCGGCGATTGACAGAGCAATCTGTTGATCGCCGCCTTTTTTATTTCTCAAAATTCACTATGGCAACCAAGACCGTAAACACCAACGTAAACGACTATGCCCGACCGGTCACACGCAAGGGCAACAAGAAGAATGTTTATCCTTTCGATCAAGTCAAGGTTAAACCGAAGCTGACCACAAGTCAGCCGCAATCATCCAAATAAGGAGAGAGCGAGATGCTCATCAAGAACTGGCGTGATGCCGGAATGTTTTATGAAGCCGAAAACGGCGGAGCCGATGGAGGCACAACAAGCGACGGCGGCGCGATGTCACCGGAGCAACTGCAAGCGGAGTTAGAACGCACCCGAGCAGCCTTGAAAACTGCCAACAAGGAAGCGGCGGATCGGCGGAAGAAATTGGAAGAAATCGAATCCAACGAAGCCAAGCGCAAGGAATCCGAGCTTACTGAGGTGCAAAAGGCGGCAAAACGAGCAGAAGTAGCTGAATCCGATCTGAAGACCGTCAAAGAGCGCTACCGCACAAATGCCATTCGCAATGAAATCAAACTGTATGCCCAGAATGCCGGTTTTGTGGATACGAATGATGCCATTGCCCTGGTGGATATGAGCGGCGTGGACTTTGACGAAGCGACGGACAAGGTGAGCGGTGCCAAAGAAGCAATTGACGCCCTTGCTAAAGCCAAGCCGCATCTACTCAAAGCGCCTGAACGACCGCAAGCGCCCAACATTAACAGTTTCGGCGGTGGTGCAAGACCGCCCGTCACCACAGAGCAGCTTATCCAGAATAAGCGCCAATCCGATGACTATGTAGCATTTTAGGAGTCTCAACTATGGCACTTGTAACACGCGCAACGACGGTCAGCATGGATGCTTCGACCGGCATGTTTGCGCCTCAGATCACTGGCTTAATCGCTGGTGAGGATTTACTCGCTGGTGCGCCAGTCTACATCAAGTCGGCAGATGGCTTGGTGTACCAGTCGAACGGCACGGCGGCGACCGAACCAGCCGAAATCATCGGCTTTACGGCGCGGGCCGTCAAGAGCGGGCAACCTGCTACTATCTTTGGCAAGGGCGCGCGCTTCAATTATGGCACGGGGCTTACGCCTGGTGACAAATACTACATCGCGGCGACGGCTGGGCGCTTGGACACAGGCGCAACGACCGGCGATGCAGTAGGCGTAGCGCAGGCTATCACCAGCACCGACATTCGGGTTATTCGGGATAGCCACTAGGAGATATTGACATGACCACAGGTACTAATGATATTTCAACCCTGCTTGCCGCGCGCAACCAAAGCATTGCCGAGTATGGGCTGACCAACATTCAGCCGATTCTCGCGGCTGAGTTGCAAGCGCACAATGGCATTGTGACGATGCTGCTCAATGACCTCGCCGAATTCACCACCGACCGCCAGCGCAAGTATGGCGTCAGCGTGCAAGGTGATATGTACGAGGTTGATGAGTATGGCCGTGCGCCAACGCAACTGGCCAAGCCTGGGGACACCGTGGCGTTCCCGCTCAAGCGCTTTCAATACGCTATCGGTTGGACCCAGGATTGGATGGACCTGCACACGCCGGCTGACATGGCGATTGCGACGCAAGCCGCCGAACGTGCTCACTTGCGCATGATTACGCGTGAGTTAAAGCGCTCTTTCATGCTGTCTGGCAACTATACGTTCAATGACTTCTTGGTCGACGGCGTTGATCTGAGCGTCAAGCGCTTGGTCAATGCGGATAGCGCTTCGATTCCTGAAGGGCCAAACAATGAGGTGTTCAACGGCGCTTCGCACACCCATTACCTGGCGCGTGCGGGTGGCTCTTTAGCGGCTTCTGACGTGACTTCGCTGATCAACACCGTGATTGAGCATGGCTACGGCAAAAACGTCAAGCTGGCGATTTCGACCACAGACGAAGCGACGGTACGGGCCTTGACCGGCTTCACCGCTTACCCTGACCCGCGCATCGTGTATCGCAACACGGACACCCCTGGCCAGACGCTCGACATCAGCCGGTTGAATAATCGGGCCATCGGCATTTTTGGTGGCGCTGAGGTGTGGGTCAAATCGTGGATGCCTGCCAACTACATGTTCTGTTGGGATGCAGGCTCACCTCCGCCTTTGGCTTTCCGCCAACGGGCTGGCGGCGCTCTGCAAGGCTTGCGCATTGCGGCCACCAACGTCGCTTTCCCGCTCTACGCCCAGTACATGAACGCTGACTTTGGCGTAGGTGTGTGGACGCGTACGAACGGCGCAATGCTGTACTTTGGCAACACGAGCTACGCTGACCCGACGATCACAAGCTAAGGAGACTTGACCTATGGAAACCATTCCTGGTGGGTGTTACAAAAACGCCAATGATGATGGCTACCACGATGCCAACGGGCAACCGGTAAGCAAGGCGGACGTTGACAAGTTCTTTGCTTTGCAAGCCAAGCAGGCGCCTGCCCTTGGCGCGCTTGATCCTGCACCGCTCGATGAGTTGGCGCTGCTCAAGCAACAGTTGGCTGATTTACAGGCGCAAGTGCAAGCCAAGCAAC